AAGCTTTGAATAGAACTATTCTTAGTGCAGCTAATATGCCTAACCTAGATGAGATACTTCCTCCCAAGCCAGAACCTAAAGCACTTGATCCTGTTTCAGATATCATGGCATCTGTTAAAGGTATCCCTATTGCTGCATTCCCAGGACAGAACCATGATGCTCATATTCAAGTAAAGATGGCTTATCTACAAGACCCCATGAATGGAGCCAATCCTATCATGCAAAGAGTACAGCCTGTTCTACAAGCCAACATACAAGAACATTCTGTTTTGAAATATCAGGAACAAGTCAATGGCATGGCTAAACAAGAACTAGGTACTGTTGCTCCAGAGTCTGCACAGAAACCAGAAGTTATTGAAATGGCCTTGATGGAAGCTGCCAAGAAAGTACAGAATGCTAATCAAGCAATGGGTATGGTACAGTCTCCAGAACAACAGATGGTTGCTCTTGAACAAGCCAAGGTTGAACTAGAGAAGCAGAAGATGCAGATGGACCTTGCTGTTAGTAATGCTGAAGCTGCTCTAGAGAATAAGAAATTAGACCTTGAAGAAAATAAACAAATGCTTGAAGCTACTAAAGCTGGTGTCACCACAGCAATGAAAGATGAGAAGGCTGAAGCTGACAGAGCCAGTAAAGAATCTATCAAAGCTATTGAAATGATGACCAAACTTTTAACAGCACAGATGAACCAAGAAGGTCTGGAAAAAAGAAGCATGACTGAGTTGTTAAAAGATCAAGCCAATAGAAAAGATAAGAATGAAATGCAAACAGTTGATATGATTTTAAAATTAATAAAGGAGACAACTAATGCCTAACTATGGAAAGATACATTATCCAAATGATGTAAAAGGAATCACAGATGGAAAGCCTACGCATGTAGTAGATCGTGCTTCGTCGTTTGGTGATTGGACAAAAGAAGATATTCAGGGTAGTAGGGCAACGCGCTCTCGCTTGGCTGAGTATGATGATAAATATTGGAAAATGCCTGGGCCAAGTAAAATCAAATATTCTTAATGGATTTGTTTGAAACTATAGCTCAAGTATATACAGACGAGATTGAGAACCATAAGATTAGTTTAGCTCAAGGTAATCCTTCTGATTATCCTGCTTATAAACAAATAGTAGGATACATAGCAGGATTAGAATGGGCTAAACAAAACCTAAGAGATATTGTACATAAACAACTTTATATTGAAGAGGAGTAAAATGCAACAGGCACATTTAGGTAACGCAGTAAAAAATAATCAATGGACTACTGATGAAGAAGAACAACCTGATCCAGATGTATTGCCAGTACTTCCAGGCTTTCATGTCTTGGTCAGACCTATATCTATTAAAACAAAAACCAAAGGAGGTATTATTCTACCTGATTCAACAAAGGATGATATGGCTTATCTCACCACAGTGGGGCGTGTAGTTGCTCTGGGAGACATGGCATATAAAGACCAAGATAAATTTCCATCTGGTCCTTGGTGTGAAGTAGGTGATTATATCTGTTATGGTAAACATATAGGTACAAAATTATTTTATAAAAACGTCAGACTACTTTTAATGTTTGATGATCAAGTCATGATGAAGGTAGAGAATCCTACATATCTCGATCCTACATTTAATTTAACTAGTTTTTCTGGATGACTTGTAATTCTATATAAAATATGGTATAATAGTATATAACGTAAAACGATTGTTTCGTAAACAGCGGAGTAAAAAATGAATAACGATGAAATCTGGGAAGAAGTTGATGTCCCTGAAAACCAAGACGTAAGTTATGAGATTGAGGAAGAAGTTCCTCAAGAAGCTGCTCCTCAAGAAAAAGAGGAAGACCCTAAAGAACTAGAGGGTATTCAAACTAAAGGAGCAGAAAAAAGAATTAGACAATTGGTTCGTCAAAGAAAAGAACGTGACGAACATATTTCTCAATTGGTGGCACAGAATGAGTCGTTAGTACAAAATCTGAACTCAAGAGAAAAATCTTTTAATGAAGTAAGCAAACTAAATATTGATGCTTCTGAAAAACAATTGACTGATAAAGTTACTCTGGCTCGTAGTGCTTATATGGAAGCATTCGAGAGTGGAGAAAAAGAAAAGCTTCTTCAAGCTCAAGAGATGCTTAATGAAGCACAGGTAGATTTAAAACATTTAAATCTTACTAAAGCACAAATGGAAGATGTTGCCGAAGAGATTGAACAAGAACCAGTACCAGCACAACAAGCTGCACCTCAGTCTACTCCTGATCCAAGGGCAGAAGATTGGGTATCAAAAAATGAATGGTTTGGCAAAGATAAAATTTTAACTGTTTCAGCATTAGCTTTAGATCAAGAACTTAAAGAAGAAGGGTTTGATACAGATAATGAAGAGTTTTATAATGAAATTGATCGGCGGCTTGCAGAAGCTTTTCCACATAAGTTTACAGCCAGTAAAATGGATGTGGAAGAAAATCAAAATCGTGTGCAGGAACCTACGTCAACTCCTGCTCAAGTGGTGGGAAGCAGTTCGCGCTCTGCTCCCAATTCCTCCAAAAGCAAAGTAAAACTAACAAAAGAAGATGTTAGGCTTGCCAATAAGTGGAACATACCTCTTGAAACCTATGCTGCACAGAAGCTTAAAGTTTCTAATGCAGATGGCGAATACACTGAAATTAACTAGCGCGGAGGACATGAAATGACACGCGAAAAATCACGTACTGATACTCTAAGAGAAGCAAACACCAGACAAGAAAATTTTGTCTTTGAAGAGCCTGATGCTTTGTCTGTACCAAAAGCGGTAGAGCAAAGATTTCAAAACGAAGGACTATCCCTTCGATGGATCAGAATCTCACTTAAAGGCAAAGAAGACATCATGAATGTTGGAAAGCGAGAGCAAGAAGGATGGACGTTTGTTGAACCTGGAGAAGTTCCTGAAATGGCATCAACATCCTACGTGAGGGATGAAGGCAGATACTTGGGTGCAGTCTGTCGTGGAGACGTAGCCTTGGCTAAGAAGCCTACCAACCAAGTAGAAGCGAGACAAGCTTTTTATGCAAAGAAAGCAAATGATATGATGGATGCTGTTAATGCACAGCTTTATAATAATTCAGATGCTAGACTTAGAAATCTGCCTGTCTCCAATAGTAGTAAATCAACCACTATGAGAGGACGCACTCCTAATTTTCAAGAGTAGTCTCTCATTAACTAGGAGGAACTAGAAATGAGTACAACTAAAGCATTTCGTGGGTTCATTCCTGTCCGCAAAAAAGGTAGCAACTATAACTCTGAAGGTGTAGATGTCCTGCCAATTACTTCTGGTGGACTCTGTAGCAATAATCTTTTTACTGGTGATCTGGTAGTTATGCCAGGTGCCAACCTTGCTACGATTCAACCCTTTATTGCAGCAACTCTCAAGCCCTCTGGCGTGTTTGCTGGTTGCCAATATGTTGAAGATGGCGAACAAAAGTTTCGTCGTCATTGGACAGGTGGAACGTGCGTGACAGATTTGAAATTCCATGTTATCACTGATCCTGATCAGGTTTATTACATCCAAGCTTCTCTATCGCTTTCGATTGGAGAACTAAATGTAGTGAAAAACTATAATGTAACTGTCAGTTCAACTGCAAGTTCTGGAAATACGACGACTGGTCAGTCCAGTTATTATCTCTTGGCGGCGTCTGGCGCAGAAACTGAACAAGCTGCACGAGTTATTAGAAAAGCAGAACTCCCTGATGAGAAAGACAGTGATGCCTTTCCTATCGTAGAAGTCTGGCTTAACACTCACAGAGATCGGTACGTTACTGCTACCGCATCTACAGCTTAATAAGGGAGGTGTATAATGGCTATTAATCGTTCAAGTATTGCTAAAGAACTCCTTCCAGGTCTTAATGCTGTTTTTGGTATTGAGTATGGCGATGTTAATAATGAGCATGAAGCTCTTTATGATGTTGAAAACTCTGACCGAGCATTTGAGGAAGAAGTTCTCTTTACTGGTTTTGGTACTGCTCCCACCAAGGGTGAGGGTGCTGCTGTAACCTATGATGACGCGCAGGAAAGTTATACTGCACGTTATACCAATGAAACTATTGCCCTAGCTTTTGCAGTTACTGAGGAAGCTATGGAAGACAATCTCTATGACACGTTTGCAAAGCTACGTGCCAGAGGGCTTGCCAGAGCAATGGCTAACACGAAGCAGGTTAAAGCTGCTAATCTATTCAACAATGGTTTCTCTGATACCATTGGTGATGGTGCTGCTTTCTTCTCAGCTTCACATCCAACCATTAGTGCAGGTTCTCAGTCTAACTTGATTGCTGCCTCTGATCTTTCAGAAGCGACTCTTGAAACTGCCCTGACGAATGTACAGAAGATCACTGATGATCGTGGGATTTTGATTGGTGCCAGTTCGGTATCGCTTCATGTTCCTGTAGATTCGTGGGCTATTGCAGATCGTGTCTTGGCAAGTCCAGGCTCGACGCAAGTTAGTGCTGCTGCTGCAAACCCAAATACGAATGCTATTAATGCAACTCGTCATATGGGTATGTTGCCTGATGGTTTCTATGTTAATCGACGCTTTACCGATACGACTTCATGGTGGATTAAAACTGATGTTCCTAATGGAACGAAGATGTTTGTTCGCACCCCTCTTCAAACGAAGATGGAACCTGATTTCGACACAGGTAATCTTCGCTTCAAGGCTCGCGAGCGTTATGCTTTCGGTGTCTCTGATTGGCGTGGATGGTTCGGTTCGCAAGGATCGTAAGTATAAAGGTCAGGGAGGATTACGGTTCTCCCTGACTTTACTTTAGGAGAGAAATATGGCAAACAATTATAATTCGCTTTTTCAGGCAGGTGCTGGAGTTATCTCCACAGCAGAAAAAACTCGAATCATTGCAGTACATGCTCATAGTACAGTTGCAGGTTCTTTTGATATCAAGGGAGCTACGTCAGGAGTTTTGAAGTTCTTTGTAGCTGCTAATGAAAGCGCAGATATTTATATTGGAGACATGGGGGTTCCCATGGTGGGAAGTGTAAGTGTATCAGTTCCTGCTGATGGTGCTGCATTGACATTGATTGTAGGCTAAGACTATGCCTAATTTTTCATTTTTAAAAAATGATTTAGTAAATACAACAGAGAATGATTCCACTGAGTTTGAGAATCAAATATCTTTCTTTGTGGAAAAGACAGAGAATAGATTGACAAATGATCTAGACGATTTTGGTCTAGATTTTTTTACGACTGTCTCTTGTTGTATTGGCAATCCTATTGTATCTCTTCCTGCTGATACAAAGATTGTTAGAAATGTAAATGTAATATCCAGTGCATCTTCAAACAGAACAAGTTTATTACAAAGAACTTATGAGTATGCCATAGACTACTGGCCTCATGCCAGTTCTTCTGTGGGTGATCCTCGTTATTACTCACGTAAAACAAACACAGCAATTTATATTGTACCTACTCCTGCATCAGCAGTTGACATAGAAGTACAATATGTTCGTAGACCATTAGGACTAGCCTCTGCCACAGGAACAAGTGTAACAACTTCTAACTACTTCAGTGAAGATTGTTATAATGCATTGTTCTATGGGTGCATGATCGAAGCTACCATGTATATGAAAAGTTGGGGTGATCTCCCAGTATGGGAAGCTCAATATCAAAACGCTATTAATCAACTTAGAAACCAAGCTCGTCGTACCAGACAAGACGATATGTCACAAGCTGCAAGTCCTGCTGGTAGTCCTGATACTGTTATCATGGGTTCAACATAATGGCTATCAGTAGAAGTAAGATTTCTAATCAAATTTCAAAACCTAAGAATAAAAAGAAAAAAAAGAAAACAGTTTATAAAAGGAGAAAATCATGAAAGACTTTGTATCAGGGGCAGCAGCACGTAAGCTCCCTAATCTTGATCCAGATTTGAATGAGATCGTAGGGCGTCCCACAGGACAGGGTTTTGGTGCAGCAAGAAAAGGACCAAGTGTGGTTGCTTCTTCTGATAAAGACCTTATGAAAGAGGAGGACTAGTCATGGCATCAGGTAAAGCAGCTAGTGCTATTGTAAAAGGTATAAGTAATATTATACGTGATCTTAGTCCTAAAGCAGCTATTACTAGTGGTAAAAGATATCGTAAAAATAATCCTATTATAGGTAGTCAAGGAAATAGACCTAGCACAAAAACAGCAGTAAAACAAAATATTACACAACGCTCTGATAAAACACTGGCTACTGAAGGAACAGGTGGTACAGCCCAAACAAGTAAAACGCAACAAGCTATTGTTCGTGGAACTCCTAAAGGTCGTCCAGGAGGAGGGCAACGAAAAACCGTAACAGGTCAAGATGGTAAGCTTTCTAAAACTGCTGCTGCTGCCGAGAAACGTGTAAAAGCTAGAGAGCGTCGTAGAGCAGCTACACAAGTAGGTACAGGTGCTACTGTTGTTGGTCTTGCAAGTATTCCAGCCTTAATGAAGGATAAAAAATCTGCAACTGCTTCTGAATCAAAATCAAAAAGTTCTTCTAAATCTTATAAAGTTAAGAAGGGTGATACTCTTTCTGAAATAGCCAGAGATAATGGAACCACTGTAAAAAAACTTAAAGCAGCTAATCCACAGATTAAAGACCTTAATAAAATTAAACCAGGACAAGCTATTAAAATTCCTATGCCTAAAGTAAAAGATCGTAAGTCTGTTTATCAAGGTATGTCTAAATCTGAGATGAAAAAAATAGCTATGCCTAAGAAAAAGTATGGAGGTAAAGTTGTAAAACGTAAAGAAGGTGGACAGGTCATGTCAGGTAATGATCTTGTTTCTTCTTTGTATAATTAAGGAAGAATAAATGGCTGAAAAAAAATTAAACTTACAAGCACAAAAAAAACTGGCTAAAAAATTGTGGCCTAACCAAGTCACATTACCTACTAGGAATGAGCAAGGCTCTATATATAGGAAGCTTCACAAAGAAGGTTATAGTATACCAAAAGCAAGAGAGTTTTATAATAAGTATATTGTAGACAGAGTAGAAGACAAGAAAAAACACAAGGATGTAGAGAATATAATAAGGCATAAAACCCACTCTACTCCAGACGCAGAGTTTGTACCTACAAAAAAAGAAATATTTGAAAACCGCCTTGACGCTCGACGTAAAGAAGTAGCAAAGAAGCGTGGGCCTTCTCCAAGTTTAGGAAAAAAAATGTTAGAGGTATTACGCTATGAAAGTCCACAACAAAAAGAGCAAAGATTACGTCGAGAACCTAGCGATGATCCTACTGGAAGACAGAGGGATGTTAGTCCGAAACAAGGAGAATTTAAAAAAGGTGGTCAAATTAAAAAATATAATAAAGGTGGTAAAGTTGTAAAACGTAAAAAGGGTGGACAGGTCATATCAGGTTCTGATCTTGTTTCATCTTTGTATGATTAAGGAGAATTATGATGCCAATAAAAATAAAAAAGCTTGCGCCAAGACCTAGAGCAAAACCAACTAGAGGTGAACGTGCTATGTCTAATGAAGGATTTCCTTCTGTAACATATGATAAACCTAAAAATAAAAAAATTAATAAGCGTAATGGTGGAGACTTTAATATTGAAATGAAGATTCCTAAAGACATGGTTAATCAAGGTGTAATGTATGGTTACAAAAAAGGTGGTCAAGTTTAATATAATTATTATTAGGAAAATATAATGGCAACCAGCGGTACATTTAATTTTAACCTTGATATAGATGAGGTTATACAAGAGGCAACAGAAATGATTGGGGGAGAAAATACCCTTGGTCATGAACCTGCTTCTGCTCGTCGTTCTATTAATCTGATGCTGACTGATTGGCAGAACAGAGGTGTTCTTCTATGGTCTACTGAAGTAACAGCAGTTACAGTAGCTGCCAGCGTTACCTCGTATGCTTTAAGTAATTCTACTATTGATGCTCTGGAAGTAGTTCTTAATAGAGATAATACAGATATTCAATTAACAAGAATTTCTTTTGAAGAATATCTATTAATACCTAATAAAAACCAAACAGGTAGAGCCACTCAATATACTGTTAAAAGAGATAGAGATAATCCAACATTAAGTATATGGCCTTTACCTGATAACAGTACAGATATATTAAAGATAGAACGCATAAGTCAGTTACAAGATGTAAATAAATCAGCAGGACAAAATGCTGATATGCCTAAAAGATTTCTTCCTCCTTTGACTTGTGGATTATCTTACTACATGGCAATGAAACGTCCTAATATTGATCCAACAAAAATTGCAATGCTTAAAGGAAACTATGAAGAACTCTTACAAAGAGCAATGGAAGAAGATAGAGAACGTGCAAGTATTTTCTTTAGACCAAAAATTAGGACAGTCTGATGGCAACAGATAGTAAAGCATTAGCTATATGTGATGTATGTAGTTTTAGATATCCTCACAGGGTAATGAAACTAAATAGTTTTGGTTTATTAGTTTGTCCAGAAGATTATGAATGTGCTTTTGATTTAAAGAATCATCCCCAAAATAAAATTCCTGATGTAAGGGATGATGTTAAAATAAAAAATCCTAGACCTGATTCAGGAGGTCGTAACCTAGTGTGGAATACAGCTAACTTACTTTGGGATGGTACTCCTAATAACATGAGTGATCAAGTAGTTTCACCAGTATGGAATAGCGCATGAGTGATTTTGATTTAACAGGTAAAAGAATAGCTGATACTTACAAAGGTCTGCTTAAACTTGCTGTAAGTGGTAATGGTGCTGTATCTTCTTCTCTTACTCAAGTTGAGGGAGGAGATGGTACTAATACTGCTTTACTTGTAGCTACTGATTCTATTAGAATAGGAGGTGCTTTTGCAGTATCTTCTAGTGCTTCTGTAGGAGGCTCTTTAAAAGTTAATGGAGATGTATGTGCAAGTTCTTACTTTGGAAGTGGTAGACATCTTACCAGTATCGCAGCAACAGGAGATACTTCTGTAAGTTCTCTTATAGTTGCAAATACTGCTACAATTGGAGGTACTCTTTCTGTAGGTGGTGCAGTTAATCTTTTAAGCACTGCCACTGTTAGTGGAGCAGCAGGATTTCTTGGAACAGTCAGAGTAAGTGGTAATACTACACTGGGTGGAACTCTTGATATTGCAGGTAATACCTCTGTAGGAGGAACTCTTATAACAACTGGAGCAGCTACGTTTGATGATGATGTATCTGTAAGCGGTAATGTTAATATTGGAGGTACAGTCACAATAGCAGGTGGTAATCTTCAAGCCACTAATGCTAAAGTTTGTGCTAGTGCTTTCTTTGGAGATGGTGCTAATTTAACAAATGTACCTGTTGTTATTACAGGTAACATATCTGTTAGTAATATAATTATAGGAGGTACTGCCACAGTATCAGGCGCAGCAGGATTTTTAGGGTCTGTTAGAGTAAGCGGTGCTACTTCACTAGAAGGTGCTACAGCTTTAGGCTCAACAGTAACTGTCTTAGGAGCAGGACATTTTAAAGATAGTGTATCTGTAAGTGGTAATTTAGTTGTAGGAGGAACTACAACGATTGTAGGCGCAGCTTCTATAGGAGGTACAGTATCAATTGGTGGTGCTGTAAATCTTTTAAGCACTGCTACAGTTAGTGGTGCAGCAGGATTCTTAGGAACTGTTAGAGTTAGTGGAGCTACTTCACTCGAAGGGGCTGTTGTATTAGGATCAACAGTTACTGTATTAGGAGCAGGTCATTTTAAAGATGATGTTTCTGTTAGTGGAAATTTTAATATTGGAGGTACAGTTACAATAGCAGGTGGTAATCTTCAAGCTACTAATGCTAAAGTTTGTGCTAGTGCTTTCTTTGGAGATGGTTCTAATTTAACCAATCTTCCTGCTGTTGCAATAACAGGTAATATTTCAGTTAGTAATATAATTGTAGGCGGTACTGCTACAGTATCAGGCGCAGCAGGATTCTTGGGAACAGTACGTGTAAGTGGTAATACAACTGTTGGAGGCACGTTAGATATAGCAGGTAACACTTCTGTAGGAGGTACATTCTTTTCTACAGGTGCTGCTACTTTTGATAATAATGTTTCTATATCAGGAAATTTACATGTGGGAGGTACAGCCACTATTGGTGGCGCAGCACAGATTACAGGTAATGTAAGTCTTGGTGGTCAATTGTTCTTGGCTAAGTCAGCAGCAGCAGCTATATCAGCAACAGCTATTAATGGTATAACTTCTGTATCTTTAAACTTCTCTAATGCACAAAACTTTCTTACCACAGTTACAGCAGCGCATACCTTGGCTAGACCTACTAATGCTACCAAAGGACAAACAGGAAGTATTTTCTTAGTTCAGTCAGGAGGTAGTGGGACACTAGCTTATAACACTTGTTGGAAATTTATAGGAGCACTTATACCCACTTTAGATGTAAGTAATGGTGCAGTAGGACGACTAGACTATATTGTTGTATCAGTATCTAGTGATAACTCTGGAGAAAATATACACGCTATTTTAACCAATGCATATGGAAACAGTTAAACATGGTTTTTTCTAATAATTTATTATTTGGT